TCGTACAGCTCCACATCCTTGATCGTCCAGTGGATCGAGCCGTCCTCTCCGATGTCGGTATCTTCAGAACGGATGTCGAAGCCAAAAGAGCACTGGTCAACATCTCCGCGTTTTACGCGGTTGTAAAGGTTCATAGCATCGCCATCGTTCGGATTGATGTCGATGTGTCCCCACAGTCCGTGTGAGTCTTCCCTCAGTTGCAGCGTGTTGGCCTTCGTGCGTCCAAGCACCAAGGTCGTGTCGTGATTGATGAGCGCTCGGATATCTCCGGAGATGCTGGAGGCAAAAGCCCCCGGTGCGATGCTCTCGGACATGCCCGGCGCGATGTCATAGTTACTATTAAAAACGGCAAAATATCCCTCGATCGCGAGATTGTCGCCGTCTTCCCTCGTCATAAATTCTGTCGTCACCGACCTGATCTGTCTTTTCATTCGACACCTCCAAGCTTCTTTTGATTCCCGCTCATGTCGTATGGTATGTAGTTTTCCAGTATCTTGTACTCCTTAAGGCCAGCCGGTGACATGTGCATGCGATCTCTCCATTCGTCGCCGTTTACATAGCCTCTGTCGGCGCCTGCAAGCAGAATGTCGCTGATCGACTTCATGTCATAGTCCATGAGTGACCAGATGTTCATGCTGATATACCATCTGGGCGATACGATCAGCGCCCTGGTCATCTCTTGCTGGATGTTCTGGACGATGCTTCGAACCTTTGTCTGTATGAAGCTGTTCCATTCGTCCCTCTTGAATTCACCGACGCCCAGGAGGAATGCAGGAACGCCGATGACCGCTGCCACGGTCTTTTTGTCCATCGTGATGTTGTCGTTAATGGCCAGATCGGACAGTGTGAGCGGTCTCACCTGTTCGACGGAAAACTGTTCCGCCGGAATTACCCACGGTTCACCTGGCGTCTCGGGGTTTACGTACTCTTCGATCAGTTTTCTTCGTCCTGCTTTGGACGAGAATTCTTCTGTGAGAGCATCGACCTTAACGATAACGCTCGGCTTCCACTGCGATGACATAAACGCATTTATCGTCTTTTGTCCCTGTTTGAGGTTGTTGGCGATCTCTTTGAGCGTCACAGTCACGCCGCAGCCCTTCCACATGTAAAGCGGGTCGGGATTGTAAGCGAAATGCATGAGATTGTCCGGGTCCTTTTCGACGCCGTCGATCAGGACTTTGTAATCTCGATATGATCCGGGCACCGGCATAAGCGAGACGCGTGACGCTGAGATAGGCTCCATGCTCTGCAGGATCCCGTTATAGGTGTGCGGCACAACGATCGAATTTCCCTTGCCGTACAGCAAAAGATTCATAACGATCGCTGTCATCCAGTGCGACCTAGTCATGTTGCCGTTGGGCGCTATATCAATAGCGCGGGACAGCTCGTTGATAATGCGCTTGTCGCCGTCTTCTGTGTTGGACATCAGATAGATGGTCATGGAGCCGATCAGTTCCGCGATCCTCAGACATGCCGTCTGTATCTCTGGATTGTCCGATAGCCTTGTATAGCCCTGGACACAGATGTCCGTGTCGTTGAGCCACACAGCAATCGGATTTGTCTTTTGCTCTGTCCTTTGTTCAATTCTTCTTTTTCGTCTCTTGCTCATTCTTCGCTCCACCACTTAGAGGCTTTCTTCTCCCGCTCCCCTGCCTCCATCATCCGGATGCAAGCAAAAACAGAGGCGTCGAAAAGATCGATCCTCTGTTCCGGTGTTACTTTCTCATATTGGATTGCGTCGTCTGTCTTCTCGACGGCCCTCACGTTCTGTACGCAATACTCGTATGCGTCAGAATGCAGATAGTAAAGCCGTCCGTCCTTCGCGGCCTTCTCGATGTGCCGGAAGCCCTGCGACTTCAAGTAGAAATACTGTGGCTGGTCAATGATCCTGAATCCCGCCGCTTTCATTGCCGGGAAATATTCCTCTCCCGCAAATTTTCTGTCGTGTCCGACTTCGCGGATTTTGAAGCCCAGGGCCCGCATCTCTTTAAACCAGTTGACGATATCGGCAATGTTGACCGTCGGAGAGTTGCACATCGTGAGCCATCCGTCGTCAAGCCATCCGTACAGAGGGATCCCGTCCTGATCAGCTTTAGCCGCCGCCTGGGTAACAGGAAAGAAGCCATGCGTGATCACGATATCGACGCCGTTGTACGTTCCGTAAAGGGCCGCTGCTGTCAGGTCGTACATTCTCGACAGGTCGGCGCCGCCGTACCACTTAATCTGAAGGCGTGCCAGCTCCGCGAGCGTCCATTTGTACTTGCGGTCGGATGCTTGAAATTCCTCGATCTTAAACCACGCCTTCATCGCATTCGTGAAGACATTGAGCGACTTCGCGAAGAAATCCTTTCTCTGCTGCGGGTCGTTTTGGGCCTGCAGTGAGTCGTTCAGGATTTCTTCCGGTCTGATCGTCACGCCATAATTTGGATTGGCCATCTCATGCGTGATTGGATTTGTATAATCGATGTCTCCGTTCTCATCCGGATTCGCGCAGCAAATGAAAATGAAATACTGTTCGTCGGTGATGGTCCCGTCGAGGACCTGCCTGCAATATTTCAGCCGCTGCCCCAGGAAGCCCTGCGCATCGTCGCCGGCCGTGCTGATGCCGATCAGCAGCTTGTTCGTGTAGGCTTTCATGGCCTCTTTGAACAGGTTGTACTGCTTTGGCTGCTTGAAGGCATGGATCTCATCACAGATAGCGATGTTGCAGTTCAGAGAGTCCTGTGCGTCCGGATTGGCCGCGAGCGCCCTAATAAAAAACGAGCCATCGGACAGCGTCGCCGTCATCGAGTGCTCGTTGTTGTTGTCTATCACTTTGACCAGGCCGCCAGCTTTGCCGCGTACCTGTTTTTCGCCCATGCGGTCGACATTGTAGTCCAAGAAGTTGAAAGCTTCCAAAGACTGCATGAGGGCCGCGCTGGTTATATAACATTTTGACCCTGATCGTCGATACCAGAGGGAAAGCGCCCAGGCCAACGCCGCCGCAAATCCTGTTTTGCCGTTCTTTCTGGGGATGAATATTAATGATTCGTGGAATCTTACAATGTTCGTTCCAGCCAGGTAAAATCCGACCAGATTATAAACAATGAATTCCTCCCACGGCTCCAAGAGGAAAGGCGTTCCCCTCAGAGGATGACCCTTTAAGTCTTCGCCCTGTTGGTGGCAGAGTGTTTGTTCGATGATCCCGATGCAAAACTCGGGGCCTTCGTGCTTGATCTCATAAGCGGGATTTTTGAGATCTCTCAGGAATCGCTCCGCGGCCTGGATCCGTTCCTTGTTCGCCGTGATGCTTCCGTCAACGATCCCCTCTGCATAGTCCAGGACGTGATGCCAATTCTTATGCGCCGCCACTCAGCTTTACGAGCGCCGCTTCCAGCGACGACCCTTTCTCTTGTTTCATGGCTGCCTCGTTCAGCTTCTTGAGGCTTGCCGGCGTCAGCCCGCATTCACGCCAATATTGGAGCGCCGTAACGTTCAGCTCGTTCCACGTTGCCAGCAGAGGATTCTTTACCATGTTGACGGCGCCTCTGTCGCTCACCTTCTCAACCATCAGGCACGCGCCGCCCTCCACAAACTCCTCATAGGCGTGATCACGCTGCTCGAGGATCTCCGCGAGGGCCGATGCCACAGGGTCGAAGTGCTTCTGATAGGTCCCGGCCTTCCTCATCAATGATTTAATTTTTGCAAACCATTTCTTTTTATCCATAATTCACATCAAATATGGGGTAAAATCCTCGGAGTTGGACGCAGAGTTGGAAAAACTTCCGCTCGCCGGTCTCCTTCCGGTCGTTTTTCATTTGTCCCACCCGGGCGGGATATCTATCCCGTATTTTCTTGCAGTCCGCTCCATCAGGTCGCGGCCCTTTGCTGTCAGCTTGTGCGTCTGTCTCTCGTGCATGGCATTGTGCTGTTCTCTGCTAAGACTGATCAGATTCCAGTTGCTCCACATATACTGTGGAAAAAATTCAACTGGAAATATATGATGCACTGTGTCAGCCGGAACTATCTTCCCGTAACGCCGCGACTCTCTGCACATATATCCATCCCTTGCCAGGATCGCGGCCCGCTTGCGCTCCCACTTGCGGTTATTGTATTTGCTTTTCATCTTGTCATCGATGCCTTGCCTGTCCATCGGATCCCGTCCTCAGGACGGCCGAATACTTCGCCCTGGAGATCTGTGTAATAATATTTCTTCGCGTTCAGATTGCACTGGAAGAATCTCAATCTGTGATACTGGCCGTCTTTGTCAAGGCAGTCATACCAGCCCTGTGCAGGCGGCTTGCCGGGATTATAGATATCTTCGAGCTCAACGTAGAGAGGATCTTCCCCCAGCTTCTTGATCCTGAACCGATCACAGACAGGATCCTTGCAAGGACCATTGACGGCATGCTCTACGTCCTTCGTATGCATGCACGGATGTCCACAGTACCCGCTGCCCGCGCAGTCCTTCTTTTTGTCACACAGATATAGGATCATATTGCCACCATATAGGCGCCCCTTTTCGAGGCGCCCGGCATCTGCTTATATAGCGCTATCGCCCTGCGCTACAACTCTGCTGGCAGGCGTCGATCCTGCTCCCCCGCTCGGACAGCATATGCCCCGACACGTCCTTTTACCAATCTTCAGGCATCAGCAGAGAGATATATTTGCAACAAAAGAGCGCCGCCTCGATGGAGGAGACGACGCCCGATACAAGGAAGAATTCTATGGCTTATTTTTCGATGCTATCATTTTAGCATCTTGCAGAATGAAATAAAATGAAATGCTTAGTCAGTCGGGAAGTACAGCAGAGCGATACCGTGCAAACTCTGAACTCTGCGGTCAGTATATCCGACTGCCTTTCCTACATTCTCCCAGTGATTGAGCTTGCCCTCGTCCGTGATGGTGAGATACCTGTGCCGCAGGATCTCTCTCAGCACTTGCTTGTCCTCCGGCATACGCTCAAGCCGTGACTCGATGTCGATCTCAATACCGATACACTTTGAATATCGCTTGACCAGCATGTCCGTAAGCTCGTCAAGACGCGCGGCATAATCCGACAGGTCACGGTTGGCGTCATGAGACGTCGGCATGTCACTATATTTTATAGCACTCGGCGCGGCATACTTCAGGCGAAGCTTGGCGATCTGGAGTTCCATTTCCCTTGCTTCCCGCACCGCATATAAATATCTCATTAACATCTCTTTTGCAGTCATCCAATACTCCTACACAAAACGTTGTTTCCACCCTCTGGCACC